GACCGTCGCGTTGCGGAAGGCCGAGACGTGGAAGAAGCTGAATCTGGCCGTGTTCGATGCTCACGGAGCGATGTTGCCGCTGGCCGACATCATCAAGAGCCTCGAAGTCAAGATGGAGAACATGAGCACGGCGCAGAAGAAAGTGCTGCTCCAGATGCTCGGGTTCCCCGACCGTTCTAAGCAGGCGACGATGGCCCTGCTGGGTACGGCCGATGCCATGAAGGTGTGGACCAAAGAGTTGGAGCATGTCGGCACCTCGCAGGAGATTGCCGATAAGCAGATGCAGGCCATGGCGAATCGATTGACGCAGTTGCAGCGTCAGTTCGAGGCGTTGATGATTCAGCTGTATCAGTCGCTGGTCCCCGTCATCGAACAGTATGTCATCCCAGCGTTCGAGTCAGCCATTGAAGTCTTCGGTGATTTCGTCCAGTGGTTCGGGAAGCTGGACGTGGAGACACGCGCCGCCATTGCCGGTATCGCGCTGTTCTCGGCGGCCATCGGTCCCGCCATTGCCATCACTGGCTCCTGGGTGCTGTTTATCCAGGGGTTGATGCGAGCCTTCTCGGGGCTGATTGGCGTGATCGGGACGGCGGCAACCTGGATTGGCAATATCGGCAAAGCGTCCGCCACTGCTGCTGCAGCTACCGCTGCCGCGAATACCGTCATCACCTCCAGCACGGTGGCCGCCGCTGGCGCAGGGGCCGCCGCCACGGCGACTTCGGCTGCCAAATTCGTCGGCTCGACCAAGTTGATTTCGGATGCCGCCGCCAACACGGGAACGGCCCTTGTTCTTTCCAGTAAGAATTTCCAGGTGTTGGGTTCCGCCGCATCCAGCGCCGTGCCCGCCATTGCCGCCGTGGGCCCAGCGGCAGCCACAGCGTCGGGCGGTGTCACCCTGTTGAGCCGTGTGGTGGCCGTCGCGTTGGGTCCGTGGGGGCTGGCCGCTGCCGCATTGGGCACCTTGGCATATGCCATCTATTCCGTGGTCACGGCTGACTCGGACATGGAGAAGCAGTTCAAGGACAACCCGGAAATGTTCAAGAAGCAGACGGATGAAATGGCGCGGGCCATTGATTCCTATCTCTTCTTGGCGAAGTCCACGGGCTTGAACAAGCAGGAAAGCGCGGAACTCGAAAAGGCCATCGATACCTTGGCGCAGGCATCGGGCCGGTCGGCCGATCAGTTCAAGAAGGAGGAGGAGGCCAGCATGGCCCTCTCCGCTGAACTGCAGAATCAGGTCCGCGAACGCAAGGCCGTCCTGGCCGAAATGCGCGCCATGCAGCTGGGCGAAATCGCCGAAGCCCAGGCGATGATGCAGAAGCTGGAACAGCAGCGGAAGGACGTGCTGGAAGGCCGGGGCAAGAAGTTCATCAGCGGTGGCACGGGCGCACCCTCGACAGCGGTCCCCCTGAACATGCAGGAGCGGGTCGAGGAAGCCAATAAGCTGTCCCGGGCGCTCGAGGAAGCCACACGGCAGTATGACAACCTTCGCAAGGGTGTCATGCACATGACGGATATTAAGTTGGAGGAACCGAAGCCCCCCAAACCGGAGAAGGGTGAAGGCGGTGGCGTCGGCCTTACTTCAGAAAAGATTGAACTCTACGACAAGTTCAAGAAGAAACTCGATCAGGTCACCGAGGCACTCCGCATCAACTTCGCCGCTGGCAATACCATGGGTGGCCAGATGGGCGAGATGTTCAAGGAGTATAACACCGAGGTGACGGAGCTCGCGCGCCAGTCAAAGATTTGGGGCGTCGAGACGGCTACGGTCTTTGACTTCTACGACGAGGGCTTCAAGAACATCGCCAAGGGCGAAGAGTTCGACAAGCTGATGCAGAAGATTGCCCTGGATACCGTGGACGTGGTGTCGGGCATTCCCAAGGCCTTGGAAGACCACTTCCGCAAAGTGGGCGAGGAGGCGGAGAAACTCCAGGACACGGCGTCCGAGTTCAGTCGCAAATACACGACGCAGTTCTTGTCCGACTCGGAAGCGCGTGTGTTGCAGTTGAACGTCGAACGGGAGAAGGCGATCCACGCCGTTCAGCAGCAGTATGCGGAGAACGCTAGAGAACGCGACAAGGCCATTGCCGCCATCAACCAGTATTACGATTTGGAGCAGCACAAGGCCGAGGAGACCGCCGATACCATCGTCCTACGGATGAAGGATGCCGGGGTCAAAACCGCCAAGGCCATGGACGAGGCGACGAACAAGCTGTTGAAGAACTTCAAACAGATGCAGTCGTCGGGCGAGTTCACGGCCGCCGCGTTGCATACGGCATGGAAGAAGTGGTTCGACGAAATGCAGAAGGCGAACCCCTTCAAGGCCATGGGCGAGGAATTGTCCTCCCTAGGCACGGCGTTCTCCAACTTGTCTCAGGTGGCCGGTGAAGGATTCGGCGGGTTCGCCAAGGACGTGGGCGAGATCATCGCCAGCATGAGCTTGGTGAACAAGGCCGCCGACGTGCTGACCGACAACCTGAGCAAGATGAAGGTCGGGTTCAAGAGTCTGAAAGACGGGGCCGTGGGTGCGGGCGCGGAAATCGCGGCCAGCTTCGTCGGCTTGGCGTCGGGTATCGTGTCCGGTATCTCGGGCATGATGCAGGCCACGAGCGGCGCATCGCTGGGGAAGAACTTGTTGGGCGGCGCGATGTCGGGCGCGATGCTTGGCGGCTCGGTGGCGTATGGCACCGCCCTGGCCATGGGCATGACCAAGGGTATGGCCGTGGCCGGTATCTGGGGCGCGGTGGCGGGCGCGATTGTCGGGATCATCGTGGCGGTCTTCCGGGGCAAGGAGACGCGCTCCATCATGAAGCGGGTCGGCCATGAATGGGGCGTGGACATCTCCCAGGGATTGGGCGAAGGCATCAAGAAGACGATGGAGGATGAGAGCCTGACCCGGGTGGCCGCCTCGCTCATGAACATGAGCAAGATCATGGAAGAGGCCGGCGGGTTGAACGAGTTGAACTTCGACAAGTTCATCGGGAAGTTGCATGATGTGTTCAGTGCCCTGGACGGTGGCGAGCTCTCGATGGAGCAGGCCACGCACATCATGAACGAGAATTTCCAGGCCTTTGCCAACATCGTCGTAAGTTCGGGCAAGGTTGCAAGCAAGGAGTTCTTGGAAATCATCGCCCTGGTAAAGCAGACGGGGATGGAAGTGGCGGCGGTCACGGAGTTCATTGCCAACCAGACCGAGCGGTTCGGCGGGGCGATGGCCACCATCGCGCAGAGCGCCGGCGAGAAATACAAGGGGCTGTCGAACGAAATCCTGGGCGCGAAGGATGCGTTGAAGGAGCTCGACAAGCAGCGGGTCGAAGCCATCGGCGGCAAGGCGGAAGGCGACCTGGGCGTCGAGGACCGGGAGAAGATCGCGGACATCGACCGGCAGCGGGCAGAGATTGAAGCCAAGCTCCTCGAGATGCAGAAGAAGCAGACCGATGGGGCCGCCGCCATGCGCGGCGAGATGGAACGCATCGGCCTGATCACGCTGGCGGGTTTCAATGCCGCCATGGCCCAGGGCGTCGGCGTCGTCCAGGCGTTCGGGTCCATCCAGCCGGCCGTCGCCGCCTTGAAACAGGCGTATGCCGACCTCGGGATCGAGGCGGATAACGCGGCCATCAAGCAGCTGTTCCTCATCGACGAGTTGATGACGAAGAATCCGGCCCTGGTCAACGGGGTCGGCGCATTGGGCGAGGCCATGTTGGCCTTGTCGAACATCGGTGGCTTGAACGTCGAGACGTTCGCCATGATGCAGGCCCAGGGGATGGCGATGTATGACCGCCTGCAGGCGGAGGCCGCCGCCCTGGGCATTGATCAGTCGTTCGCCATCCAGGCCATGATTCCCTTCCTCCAGGCGGTGCTGTCCGCGAACGAGGAATACGGCTACACCATTGACGAGAACACGCAGAAACTTATTGACCAGGCCCGGGAGATGGGCTTGCTCAAGGATAAGGAGCTTTCGACCAACGACATTCTGATGCAGGGGTTGTCGGAGATCATCAAGGCGCTGGGCGGCACGATTCCCGAAGCGTGGCAGAAGATGGCGAAGAAAGCCAAGGATGAGTTGTCTGGGGTGCGTGACCATGCCGACGACATCTTCAACGACTTCCCGATGCCTGACACGATTGAGATTCCGATTGAGCTGAAGTTCCCCGACGATCCC